GGATTTAAGTTCGTTAAATGCATTTACTGCATCTGCACAAGTAAGTTTGAATAACTTAAACTTATGGACATCATCATATCAACCTATAATCACAAACTTACAGGCATCACAATCAATAGACGCTACTAAGTTTACAACAATAGGAACTCAATCAGGTAGTTGGGATAACACTTCACTTAATTCTTATACTGCAAGTAATGACACTAAATGGAATACATTAGGTACATTATCAGGTAGTTTCGTAACAGAGAGTGAAACAGGTAGTTTTGCTAGAACTGATGTAAGTAACACATTCACACAACAAAATAATTTTACTTCAATTAGTGCAAGTTCATTTGTATCAGCATCTCAATTCGTAGGTGATGGTTCAAAGATTACAAATATCACTGCATCTATCGCTTTACCTATATTAGATGAAGGTATTCCACAAGGTAATGCATTCTCAATGAACTTTACAGGTAGTGCAATATCAGCAATCGTTGTTGGAGGTACTGCCGTAGTTAGTGTAAATGCAATATCAACTGCATCATTAAATGAATTAACTGCATCGTTTAATACATACACCGCTTCAACCGATGCTAAATTTGTAGCAGTAGGTGCAAGTACATCATCGTTAAATAGTTTTACTCAATCACAAGATATAAAGAACTCAACACTAGCAACTTATACTGCAAGTGTGGATAGTCAATTAAGTTCATTAACAAATGCAACTGCATCTTACGCAATCAGTTCATCTGTTGCAGCAGTAGATGCAGCACAACAATCACAAATTAATTCTTTAATTAACGCAACTGGTAGTTACATAACATCTTCTATTCCTTTAACATCATTGAACGCATTCACTGCTTCACAAGATACAAAGAATAGCACATTAGCTACATACACTGCAAGTGTTGATAGTTCATTGACTAACTTAAATACATTTACAGCAAGTAATGGTAACACATCATTAAACTCTTATACTGCATCTAACGATACTAAATGGAGTAACTTAGCAGGACAAACTGGAAGTTATGTAACATCTGCAATCACTGCAAGTTCATTAGTAACTGCTTCGGTAAGTCTTAATACAATTACATTTACAAAGGGTGATGCATCCACATTTAACATTACAGTTAATACAGGTAGTGGTGGTGGAACAAGTGACTTAACTTCTCTAAATGCATTTACTGCATCACAAGAAACAAAGAACGCAACATTAGGTTCATTGACTGGAAGTTTTGCAACAACAGGGAGTAACACATTCATAGGTAATCAAACGGTAACAGGTAGTTTATTCATATCCGGCAATATCAATATGGTGAATGGAGCTGATATAGTAACACACCACGTTAAAGCAGCAGGAAGTAATGGATTGGAATTACAAAACGCATCATCAGGCATTATAGTTTCAATGGGAGCAGGTGGAGGAACACAAGCATCATTTGTAGGAGCAGTTACTGCAAATTCTATATCCGCATCAACAATAACAGGTATAGGTAATGTAACAGATTACTCTACATCGGTAGATAGTAGATTAGATGGATTAGCTGCAGCAACATCATCATATGTAACTTCTGCAATTACTGCAAGTTCATTGGTAACTGCATCATTTAGTGGAAACACATTGACATTTACAAAAGGAGATGCATCAACATTTGGTGTAGTTATTCCTGATGTGAGTGGTTCGACAATCAATACGGGTAGTTTTGCAACAACGGGAAGTAATTCATTTTTTGGTATAAACTCATTTAGTGGAGCAGTATCATTTACAGGTAGTGCACCGACAATATTAAGTTCTTCATTTAGTGGTAGCCTTATTACAAACTTAACTGATGTTTACACAGATGTGTCAGCAGTTAATCAAATTGTAACTCTAACTTCTGCATCTTATGCAGCGTTAGTAACTGGTAGTTTGACTAATACAAATACATTATATATTGTATCTGGAAGCACACAAGTTAATCCTGCATTCCCTTATACAGGTAGTGCATCTATAAGTGGTAGCTTAATCCTAACGGGTAGTGCAAAAGGCAATGTGGTATCAATGAGTATAACTTCTAATACTGCATCTATGGATTTTAATAGTGGTAACTACTTTGAATTAACTGCAAGTGTATCTCCTATTAGAATTGAGGTAAGTAATTTAAGTGGTGGTGTAACATCTACATTAGCATTGAATGGTGTAACATCATCTACTATTAATTTTAGTTCAAATGTATTACAACCATCAGGAAGTGCATATACTGCATCTGTGAGTGGTTCAAATGATATCTTATCGTTTGTAGCATTTAACTCTAATAAAGTGAATGTAGTATCAACATTAAAAATGATATAATGATATTTCAAAACTTTGGATTTAATAGACAGGCAGTTAAAGCAACATTGGCACCAGCTGGTGACCCATACTTAAAACTATGGTTAGATGCGGGCAACTCTACATCTTATCCTGGTACAGGTACGACTTGGTATGATTTAAGTTCGGAAGGAAATAATCTAACTCTAAATGGTTCACCTACATATGATGCAACGACTGGCTCATTTTATTTTCCTGGTTCCACATCTGTCAATGCATCTACAACAACTGCAACTAATTTAAGTGCAGGAACTGGACAACAAAGTATTGAAGTATGGAATAGATACACAGGTACTGTGAACGATAATTATTATGGAATATATGCATTAGGATGTTGTTTGGCTGATGGTGGTCAAATAGCAAGAGGATTATGGGGAGATGCTGGTTTTGGATATGGTTTAGAAGCTTCTTATGGTGGCAATAGTTTAGCAGCATTTGTTCCACCATATGATGGAACTCACACTTATACAAAATCAAATTCATCAGGTGTTTGGAGACAATTAGTTGTTGTTAGAGATGGTGATACTTTATATTATTATGTTGATGGAGCATTAGACCAATCTAGAAGTGGATTTTCTTCATTTAGTTTAACAAATACTAATGAAGTGCTTATAGGAAGAGACTTAACAACGGGCCCAATGTTAGGAGACATTGCTGTATTCAAAACATGGATAGGAAAAGCATTGACATCAACAGAAATATCAGCATCTTATAATGCAAGTAAAACAAGATTCGGAAGATAAAACTATGATATGTCAATATATTTAGGAAATACAGAAATTGGAAATGGAAACTATTTAGGAAACATGTGGATGCCTGATGGCAATATATTCATGTCACAATCAGTTGCACCTCCAGCACCAACATGGACACCTGCAGACTTTGCAGGATTAAAATATTATTTTACTGCAGGAGCAGGTATTACATTAGTTTCAGATAGAGTATCTAAATGGACAGACCAAGTATCAGGAAGTGAGATGACAGCAACTGTTTCTTCATCTGCATACTGGCCACAATATGTTTCATCTGAACCATTAGCAAATAATAAACCTGCATTGTATTTTAGTAGTGGTTCTTCTAGAACTAATGAGAGATTACAAAGTCTAATTTCAAGCACAGGCATTGCTGCATCGGATGATTTGACAGTTATAGCAATTATAATTCCAAGTTCATCTTATGATTCACAATACCAAATATATGGTGGTATGGGTGTAAATAATACGGCAAATTATGAAAACGCTATGTGGATTGCAACACCTTCCGTAAATGGTGAATGGGGTAGATATAATAACCAAGCAGGTTCAGCAAATGGTAATGTATCAACCGGTGTATCAGTAACAAAAGATGCAGTAAGCTGGCATGCAGTTGTATATGATTCTTCAGCAGGAACTATTACACAATATGTTAATTCATCTACTGCAGCTGAAACAACAACAGGCGCAGCAGTTAATCCAACTAAATCAACTTTAAAATTGATAGCAGGTGATTATTCCGATGGTAGTGATATCGGTGGTATAGGTATAATAAATGGTAAAATTTTAGAACTAATTTATTTAACTGCAATACCAACACCAACTGAATTAACTAATTTAGATAATTATGTATCTACCTATTACTAAAATAACTATTTTTTAAACATAAGGTGTTTTTACCTTACAAACAATTATAATATGAACTCAAAAACAGTACTAAATAAGATAATGTCACTTTTATCAAAAACAGAAGTTGAATTAACTTATGCAAAATTAGCAGACGGAACAATTGTAGAGTCTGCAACATTCGATGTAGGTGAAGACCTATTTGTAGTTTCAGAAGATGGAACTAAATCTCCAGCACCTAATGGTTTCCACGACTTAATGTTGAAGGATACAGAAGGTAACGAAACTCTTTTGAAAGTAAAATCAGAAGATGGTAAAATCGTTGAAAGAGAGAATGTAGAAATGGCTGATGTAAAAGTAGAAGAAATTCCACAAGCAGGCACTTATACAGAAGATGATAAGATGCCAGAAGTTCCAGGTCAAATCGAAAAAGGAACTTTAAAAGCAGCAGAAGAAACTGATGAGGTTGAAACTTTACCAGAAGATGCAACCAAAGAAGATGAAAAAGAAATCGAAATCGAATTAGGTAAGAAGTTAGAAGAAATGGCTTACAGAATCGAAGAGATGGAAAAGAAGATGATGAAGATGGAAGAAGCAATGATGCCTCCTGTTGACTCTATGGTTGATGAGGAAGTTGCAATGGAAGAAGAAGAGTTACCGAAATTAGATGGTGCTCCAACAGAAGAACAAAAGTTTGCAGCAGTAGACTTAAACAGAAAAAATTATGGTAAGAAATCAAAAGACGCACAATCTTCTTTCTTATCTAAACTTTATAAATAAATTAATAAACTCATTTAAATTAAAAAAATGAAAGCAAGACAAAATTTCGCACTTCCTACTGTGACGACTACTTACGCAGGTGAGGCAGCAGCAGGATACATCGCAGCAGCGTTGTTAAGTGCAAACACTTTGGATAAGAAACTTGTAACTATCATGCCAAACGTGAAGTTCAAATCTGTAATCCAAAAATTAGACGTGAGTGGTATCACACAAGATGCATCATGTGATTTCGTAACTTCAGGTAGCGTAGCTATTTCTGAGCAAGTTTTAACTCCAAAAGAGTTACAAGTTAACTTACTATTATGTAAGCAAGAATTCGTAGATTCATGGGAAGCTTTACAATTAGGTTTCTCTGCATTCGATGAAATTCCAAAGAACTTCAACGATTTCTTAATCTCTTATGTAGGTGGTAAAGTAGCAGAAGCAACAGAAGAATCAATCTGGAAAGGTGTTAACTCAACTAACGGACAATTCGGTGGTTTCCAAACAGCATTCTCTGCATCAATTGCAGCGGGTGGTGCAACTGCAGTATTAGCAGCTAAGAGTGGTTCAATCGTAATTTCTGGAAGTGTAACTTCTGCAAATGTAATCGACAAATTAAATTCAGTTGTAAACACTATCCCTGATACTGTTTATGGTAAGCCTGATGTATTGTTGTATGTTGCTACTGATGTAGCTAAAGCATACCAACAAGCTTTAGCAGGTGGTGCTATCGGTGCAAACGGATGGAACAACCAAATGAACGTAGGTGAGAAGCCTTTCAACTTCAATGGTATTGAAATCGTATGGTGTCCAGGTATGAGTTCTGACAAGATTGTTGCAGCTCAAAAATCAAACTTATTCTTCGGTACAGGTTTATTATCTGATTACAACGAAGTAAAAGTTATCGACATGGCTAACATTGATGGTTCTCAAAATTACAGAATTGTAATGAGATACACAGGTGGTACTCAATTCGGTATCGGTCAAGACATCGTATACTACGGAGCTTACTAATAAAAACTAATTAAAGGGTGGGTCTCAACACCCACCTTTTTTAATAACAAAACTAAAAAATTAATATATGCCTTGTTCATTAACTCTTGGAAGAAACGAAGTATGTAAAGAAAGCATCGGTGGTTTACAGGGTGTTTACTTTATCAATTTTACGACAGGTTCTTTCGCAGAAACAGCAGCTCAAACAGCAACTCCATCAGGATTGTTGACAGGTGTTCCTTCTGGCTCAATTTTGTATTACTACGAATTGAAAGGAACTAGTGCATATACTGAAACTGTTAACACTTCTAGAGAAAACGGAACTACATTCTTTTCACAAGAATTAACTCTAAACTTAAAGAAGTTAACAAACGAGATGACTACTCAATTAAAGCTTATGGCTTATGGTAGACCTCAAATAATCGTTTGGACTAACAATGGTGATGCGTTTTTAGTAGGTAAGAAAGAAGGTGCAGATATGACCGGTGGAACAATTCAAACAGGTGGAGCTTTAGGAGACCTTTACGGATACTCTTTAACTTTCACAGGTATGGAACAATTCCCTGCTCAATTCTTATCTGGAAGTACAACTGCTAACGCATTAGGTGGATTAACTGCAAACTACACAGTAGTTTATGGTTCAGCTGCATAACATCATTCGGTATAAACACTAAAAATATTAACCCTACTCTTCGGAGTGGGGTTTTTTTATTTAACGATTTTTATGTAAGTTGGTGTTTTTAATATATAAATCAAGATAATGCTAGCATATTACATATCTCAATCTAACTCATATACAATACGAACACAGTTAACTGGTAGTAATCAGTTTACAATGAGTTTAACGGATATGATGGGATTAAACACATTTACTGCTTCTATCACATCTGCTTCCTATACTCCATACGAAAGTTTACTATCGTTTACTGCAAGTATAAGTGGTACATTTGTTGCAGACGAATATCGTGCAGTATTATATAATCAATCAGGAAGTGCATCAATAGATATTTGGAATGGTTCTCTACAAGTATATGCATCTCAATCAATCGACAAATCAGTATACGAAAATAAAAATACACAATATGTTTCTCACGAAAGCGAGAACCAATAGATCATAAGGGCTTAATTTGAAAGGTCA